GAAGCATGAAGCCAGAGTTGACTTGCCTATGCCTTCCGGTCCGTAGATAACGACCTTCTTGGCGGTCTCGACCTTGCCTTTTGTAATGGGGATTCCCATACTTTCGTAACCTGCCTTTCCTAATATTTCTAAAAGTTTTAGATACTGTTTTGTGTCGGGCTTCTTGCGTTTCATAACGCAACCGCCTCAAACACCCATGTGACATAGCCTCTGCCCTCGGAATCGCCCAGATCTTCGGGAAGGAGCTCACCCTTCTGACGGAGTCTGTATCTGATGTTGGAGATCGCCTTCGCTCTGGAAGTTGCCCAGGTCTCGCCCAGCTCCGTCTTCTTGTATTCGGAGGCATAGCAGCCGTGGCCTTTACCTATGAGGTAAACCTTAAACTTCTGTTTCTTTTCCATCCTTAGCCTCCCAGTCAAAACAAGAGTCTTCTGCATCTACACCGGAACTGACGTTCTTCTGTTCGTGGAGATGGCAACCGCAGAGGCACCATCCGCCGAAGATCGAGCTGTCGCTCTTATCCCAGTGCTTGCAGGTCTTACATTTCATTTCCATTAGCGGATCCTCAGCGAGTCTTCCTGAATGGAATGGCACCAAGTGAACTTCTCGCCTGCCTTCATCGCATCCAGCGCTTCCTTCGACTTCACTTCCGGCTCTGCGTACTTCAGGAACTCTTCCGGAACGTCATAAACGGACTCAACGTCAAGAACGAACTTAGGCGGGTTCTTCTGAATGTATGTGGTGAACGAACCACACTGGAGCTTCGGATCTCCACAAGCCTTCTGCGCATCCAACATGAGCTTCTTGAGCCTGTCCTTGCCGTTCTGGAGTGACTTCTTCTTCGCCTGGAGTCTTTTGATCTCTTCATCAAGCCCCTTGATGTCGGAATCGACATTCTTGAGATACTTGCAGCAGTTCTCGAATTTGTCCTTCAGGTCATCCGTCTGGTTGTTCCAGGCATCGAGGATGTCCTCGTCCGAGACAGTCTCGTCTTCGATCATGTTTGCAAGAAGGATGAAGCCCTGCTTCAACTCATAAACACTTGCCATTATTTCTTCCTCCTGTCCGAGTAATAAGTGAACGCAAAGCACTTGCGATAACCCTTCATGTGAGGATCAGACAGATAAAGATCCTTTCCGTTTACCCAGCACGGATAAACCATGAGGTTGAAGTTGCTGCACCTGAAAAAACGCTTTGCGATCTTGGTGCCTTCGCCTAAAGTGTTGGAGCCCTTCTCAAATACGAGATACTTCTTCTTGTGGCCATCCTCGGCCTGATAGATGTCGTACTTCATGAATCACCACTTCTGCGAGAAGTCGATCTCGTCTTCATGCTTGGGATAGATGATCTCGATCGTGTCCTTCTTGGACCTCTTGAGCATCAAGTTGTCGGAACGGAGCTGACGGTTCTCTTCTCTGAGCTCCTTGATCAGGTCCTTATAGAAAATGGACATGAAAGCGATGCCAGCAGCAGCGCCTACGCTCATAGAACCGAGAATCAATAAAAAAGTGAGTAATTTCATTTGTTATCCTGCCTTTCTTTTGAACTGTGCATCGAAGTCACCACTAACTTCGATTCCGTGTTGTTTGATGAGGACCGCGTTCCAGATGGCACGCTTCTCTTTTTCTGTGAACTCCTGATGCCCGTAGAGGCACCGGTAGAGTCTGGATCGGCTGATGTTCGTCTCGTTGCTCATCTCTTCGCAGGTCTTGAACCATCTGCCGAGTTGCGGGTAAAGGTTGTAGCCTCTCATACCTTCACCTCGCAAAAAGTTCTTCAAGCGGGATTTCCACACCGAGCGAGCTCTTAATCTTCTTGGCCTCGTCAAGTGTGAGAGGGAACTTCCCGTTGATCTTGTCTGCAAGAGTCTGATACCTGATGCCGGTCATTCTCGACAAATCGACAATGGTCAGATTGCGCCTTGCAAGCTCTGCTTTTACGTTTGAGTACATTGGGGATCTCCTTTCGATAGATTATTCACGAATATTCGTGAACCACCCGTAGATTAACAAATATTCACGAAAAGTCAATAACTTCTCACGCATTTTCGTGAATTGAAAACAGTTTGTAATACTCAAACTTCTATCAACCGTTATTGAAATTTCGTGAACTCGGTGTTATGGTTAAGGACGAAAGGCAGGTAAATATATGACTATAGAAGATGAACTCAGAGAGCTGATGATCAAAAAGAGTGGATCCGTAAACAAGTTCTCCCAGGAATGCGGGTTATCACAGTCCACCATCTTCACGATCTTCAAACGTGGAGTAAAGAACTCAAATATCAACTCAATAATCGCAATATGCAAATTATTGGATATAAGCGCAGATGCGCTCGCAGATGGCAAAATCGTTCCGATCCACAGCATGACTGATCAAGAACAGCTCCGAGCCGATCTTCTGACAAAACAGAATTACGCAAAATTGCTCGGCTATTATGAAGCCCTGCTTCAGAGTCAAAAAGATGAGGAATTAAAATGAACACACCACGCTGGGATGGATCCAGATGGAGAATACAAGTCAGGCATGAAGGAAGACGTCTCTCCTTCTCGTCTTCCGTTCCCGGTGCCAAAGGAAGACGTGAGTGCCAGAAAAAGTTCGATGAATGGTACTATGGCGAGGCTTCAGGCGAGAAGACCGTTGCACGTGTCGCCCGGGAATATCTTGAAGACGTAAAAGCACGGTGTGGTGCTGACTCGCCAGCCTATGAACAATACGAGTGCTATATAAGGCTCTACATCGCGCCCAGATGCGGTCAAAAGAAAATATGTAGAATGACACTCCGAGACTGGCAGAACGTCATCAACGAGGCCACAGGCGAGAAAAAAGCACTGTCTGAGAAAACCCTGCGAAACCTTCGTGCGATCATAATGGGCATCATCAAGTTCGGTTATCAGGACTACCAGTGCGAGCTCCCGCGTGGAGATCTCTACATTCCAAAAGGCCGCAGCAAGAAGGAAAAAGAGTTCCTTGAAAAGGATGACGTCCGCAGGCTCCTTGAACCATCAAAGCTCTGGTATCACCCGCTCTTCTGCTTCATGGTCCTGACAGGGCTCCGTCCGGGAGAAGCTCTCGGTCTGCAGATCTCTGACATTGAACATAACAGAGTGATCATAAGAAGGGCCGTGAACGCACGTGGTCACATAACCGATGGTAAAAACAAAAATGCGCGAAGGATGATTCCGATCGGTGAGCTCGCCAGCTCCATCCTCCGAAACACGATCAAGAGAAACGAAGATTACAACCTCCGGACCGAGTGGATCTTCTGTAGCCCTGATGGATCCCAGGGAAAACAGACACGGATGAGAAAACACTGGGAAAAGCTCAAAGAGGAACGTGATCTCCCCGGCACCGTGTACTCCCTCCGACATACATTCATCACCATCATGAAAAACGTGCTGCCTGAACAGGCCATCAAGGACATTGTCGGACACTCGGTATCAATGGACACGTTCGGAACGTATGGTCACATCCTGGATGGTGAAGACCGCGAAACAGCCCAGGTCATTGACCTGACTTTTGGTGCCACTTTTGGTGCCACTTCGTCCACAAGTGGTGGACAAAAGGTTGAATAAAAGTTGAAAAAGGCCCATTTCACGGACATTTTGTGCGTGAGGAAACGAACCTATACGAGTTCAAATCCCGTATGCTCCACCAAAACAAACTCAATAAAATCAAACCTTTTCGGGTTTTCCGTTCTGGCTTGGGTGCCGTTTTGGTGCCACTTTGAAAAATAAGCAAAAGAAAAAGCCCCCGACCATAAGGCCGAGGGCTCTTTCTCTGTTTAGGAGGTTCTAACGCGTCTGGTCGCGATGAACTACTTTTTATAAGGCGGGACGCCGAACGATAAAATTGACTTGCTGTTGTATGCGATCTTGCGGGCGCGGACCGCGTTCCGTGAATTGCCCTCGATTACCGTGATATATTTACCACTGATCGAGTAGATGAGCCCCGTGTGCGTTGGCTTGGTGCCGCCCTTGAAGTTATAAAAGACTTGCCAGCCCCGAGCGGGCTTGACGCCTCTCTTCTTGAGGCGCTTGCGGGCTTTATACCACTTTTGCGCTTGATAGCATCCGGCGCTGGCGCTCGTCTTCGTGCCTGTGCTGTGGAGCGCCTGAGAGCACGTTATTTGACACCACGGGTTTTTCTTGGCCGATGCTTTGGTGTTGCCAGTCCAACGGCCCCACGGCTTGACGATGTACTTGTCGGCCTTGCCGTTGCTCTCCGAGCATTTCAGATCAAGCCACTTTTTCATTTTGGCGCATGCTTGCGCCGCAGTGCCAGCCATTACTCGTTGACCTCTTCGAGATCTTTCGGAGTGACTTCGGTCTCGTCCTCGCCCTCGGCCTCAAAATACTCCTCCTCAGCCTCCTCTCGTGCGATAGTAGCCTGTGAAACGCCGATGAGCGCACCGATAAACACACCGACCGCGTTGATCGTGATGACGAGAGCCTTGACGAGCCCAGCATCAACACCCCAAACGGGGAGCACGGTCGCGAGCAATACGGCGAGAGCCGGACAGAAGATCAAGCCGAGCCACTTGAAAACATTGTAAACATTGTTCGAGAGTTTCATTTGTGGTTATCCTCCTTTGATGAAATATAAAAGAGGACCGCCAGCGCGAACGTAAAGATGCCCGCGATGACGGCCTCAATTATCTGGGTAAACATAAGGCTTAAATCTTGCCTTCTTTGGTCAGCCTCTCAAAAGTCTCTTTGATGTACTTGTTGGCGACCATTGTGTAACTGTTCTTAAAATCTGGGTTCTTGTCACAGTAGCGCTCGTATGTGTCGCAGTCATCGAGTTGTTGACGGAAATACTCCGCACTGTGCTCGATGCCGTTCTTGAGCTCGTCTGAAAATCTCAAAATGTGAGTTCTGGCGAGGACTGCGCTGTTCTCGTCTATCTTTTGCGAGATGCGCTTGATTTGTTTTTCGATGCCCTTCTTATTGTCTTGCCTTGTGATGACGAATTGAAGGAACGAAAAGAACGCATTAGAGCCGATAATAGCGAGAACGAGTTTAAAAATTAAATCTTCACTCATGTCCGTCACACTTTCTTGATGTATGTGACACTAACATCGCCCAAACAGTCGCTCACGATATTGTTCACCCCTTTTTCCGCAAAAACTGAAATAGACGGAACATCAATTACTATCGGTGTGGCGAGTGGATACCAAACAGAAACATTATGAGTTGATAACCAATTTTTCATATCCGCACCCGTTGTTAAGTCTTTTATCATTATTTCAATAGCGTTTCGACCACTAACACAAGCAGCGGCATAATCATTGTCATTATAAAGTTGGCTATCCGTTTCAACCTTCAAAATGTCCGATTTGATAATGGTTGACTGTGAACTAACAACCATATCAGCAATTTCAATTTGTAAAATTCTTGCCGTGTTTGAACTATTCATAAAACCACTATAAGGGTTTATATTTTCGTCAAGCACTACAACCTTATGCGTTATCGTCAGCCTTCCCGACTTATCGTACACACCGCCGTAAACCGTCTGACCGAAGGCGACTGTGAAGGTCTGTCCGTTGTAGGGTGCATAGTCCGAAGGTGTTGAACCTAATTCACACTGTAAATCTTCAACACTCATTCCGCCCGCTTGTGAAGAATAAAGCGAAATACGGACTTTTGTTGCATCCGTTGGAACAGTAAACTGTAATGTGGTGTTATTGCTTAACAGATAACCCAAGTCCTGATAACTTCCGTCATAGTATGAAACCTGAATAATGCCATTCGCTGATATATTGCTTGCGTGAATAACATAATTACCACTCGGTAAATACTGTTCAAATCTAACTGCGTCATAAGCATTTGAACCCGTGTTTGTGATAACATTTCCGCTTATAGTGCATATATTAGAGCCTTCCGTGATATTATCTTCGCTTGCGTTAAACAAGTTCTTTCCGCACCTTGTCAGATTAAGTTCGGTGTGTCCGACTATCGGGATAGGGTTGTCAGGCGAGCCATTTCCGCCACCACAGACGATGTCAGCCGTGAGCGAAACAAGTGCGTCTGCGAGGTCTGTCGTGAAGGTGCAAGGGTTGCCCGTGGCTGTTAAGGTTGTTATCTGACCGCCATACGCGTCTTCCTCAACCTTCAGCACGAAGTTCGCAGAGCCGATGACTCTTGCGTTTCTCGTGAGGACTATCTCACCAAGATACGCGCCTGCCTGATCGTAATCGTCTGCACCGTTGACCAGGTCAACATAGTGCTCTCCACCGCCAGGATTCGCCACGTTTATGACTGTCTCCGTTCCGTCAGGCTTGGTGAGGTTGCAAGTGATGACATCGCTGCTGTTCAGAATGTACTGGTTGTCAGGACCGCCCTCTGTGAGCATGAACCTGATGGAACGACCGTCATCGTACTGGGAAGCGTAAACGATAGGTGCCACACCGCCCGGAAGTAAATCGAGAATAACCTTCTGCATAGTTTATCTCCCTTCAACCATAATGAAAAATGCTTTATATCCGATGGATCCAACACGGAGCTTGCAGTAAACCGTACCAGGGATCTGCGTGACCGCGTCCGTGATAAAGAAATTGAGATAGGATCCACCATAGTTTTCCAACGGGAGTGATCCGATCTCTCCGTTCGGCAGCTTATATCTGACTCTGACGGATTCCGAGCCCGTAAGCGTGTCAACTTCCAGACCATCGCAAAGGTCGATGATCGCATGTCTGTTGTTGTCTCCCTGTGAACAGTGGAAAACCTTTGTCTCGTGCTCGGGAATCTTGTCGATCGTTTTTCGTTCCATGCACAGCCTCCTTATTTATCTTTAAGTTTTTCTTCCAGAGCTTTGATTCTCTGTTCCTGATCCTTGATCATCGCCTGAAGGTACGGGATCATCTCGACATAGTCGAGTGACATCGGCATCTTCTCACTCTCAGAAGTTACCAAGTTGGGCAGGACCTTCGCCACGTCTTCAGCTATGAAGCCGCGTTTGTCCGTTCCGCGTTCCTTGTCCTTGAAATCAAAACTGACCGCATCCAGATCAAGAATCTTCTTATAATCTGTCATCGGTTGTATGTTTTCTTTGATTTTTCGTGAAGATGTCTGTGTAAGTGAAACGCAGGTGATCTTTCCCGTTCTGCCTACACATTCAATATTTACATATTGAGTGCTTGAGAGCTCAAGGGAACCGCCGTTACCTGAAGCAAACAGATTCCCGACTATAATGCCGCTACCATTTACGAGCTGAAGCCCTGCTTCATTGTTTCCCTCTGCATCAATGATCTGAACGACACAGTTTCCGTTCGATGTGTTATCAACGAGGAATGTGCGCTTGTCGTTATAGTTCTTGGTCTCAAACCAACCGCCACCCGTGCCGCCTGCGGCTGTCCTAATGCCTTCAACTCCGTTAGGCTCCTTGAGTACAAGGAACGAGCCCTGCACAGGATGGTTCTGCAATGTGGCAATGCGGTCACCGTTTCCGTCATAAAGCTCGAATGAACCACCATCTGCACTCGTAAACTTGATAGCAGCCCTGATGATGTCACTTGTATCAATGAGCTCCAACGAGCTGACCGCTTTGAAGTTTTTCATCTTGGCTTCGCCGTTGGTCATATCGATGGTGGAGTTCCCCTGAACGTCTGAAATGACACCAGCCTTGATGAGGTTGGCATTGAGAACGCCTGTGGTAATCAAAGTAGCCACGATCTGCCCGTCATTCGTCAGCGCGAGCTTATCAAACGGCCCTGCGTAGCCATTTCCAGAGTAGCCGAGGCCGCCCTGGTTAAATCTCCACACCTTCACGGCCGTGCTTATATCGGGAGTGTCCATGATCAGGATCTCGTCAGGTTCACCGTCTCCGTCTGAATCGTGGAGAATGACATAGCCTCCGAGGTTGCCCGTGATCTTCTCCGTGGCGTGCTCGACTGCGGCCTGCATCTGAGTGGTGCTCGGTTTCTCATCTATCTGCTTCTGAGCCGTAGCGATCGTGTCTGCGATGTTCGTCCTGGGATCTCCGAAGGTCGTCTGCGTGTAACGTTCCTCAAGAACGTCCCAGACGGTCTCTACGCACTTCGCCGTTGCCGTGATGCCCAGAGGCTCAAAGTAGATGTGGACCGTGTCACAGAGATCAACACGCTCGCCTAAGTCCTTGATCTGGACAAAGTCGAGTGTGATGTTGTTCTTCAATGCGGTCAGGTTATTGTTTGCTATATATGAAGCCGCCAGAGTTGCGAGCTGCGTTGTGATCGGTGTGGCGCTCTCAGGATCTACGGATGCCGAGAAGTCAACCGCGAGCTGACGAGTGATGCCCACAAGCCCCGTAGGAACTTCTGTGCCGGTCGTGACGTTGCCGTCTCCGTCCTTGTAGTAAGGAATGACCGAGCTTACAAGGTTGCTCATGTCGAGCGTCTGTGAGAGCTCTGTGAGGTTCTTTCCGTACCTGATCGTCACTCCCCTGTCCTGGCCTCTGGATGCCATGAACTCGGCTGAGAAGTTGTCATACTTCCATTCGCCAGGACCATAGACATCAAGAATGGATCCTGACTTCCCTCCGAACCACGAACGGACTGAAGACGGAACGTCAACCTTGAAATCAGCGCTGACCGTCTTGTCCGTGGTGATGGAGAAGTTCCCTGCAGCGCCCGTCAGCAGAAGACAGGCAGCCGCAGCAGAACCGGCAGAACCACTCGTTATAACCTTTCCGCTCAGATCATACGAGATGTGCTGAGCGTTGACAGTGAAGTGTCCGTTTATTGTCTTGCCGACCTTATATACGCGGAAAAGCTGAGGATCGTCCGTGAAGTTAGGCTTTGCCTTGATCACCGTGTTCGGTGCGATCTCGTCTGCGTGGATGCCGTATGCGGCATACTCCATCGTCAGCTCATACTCGCCATTCCTGGCTTCCTTGATGGTGCAGGACAGACAGTCGGAAAGTGTTCCGGATCCATAGTGTGAAGGAACGGAACCTTCAGTAATTGACGTATATAAAATCGGGTACATAAAAACTCCTTATATCGTGAAAAATCTCGGAGTGATCTCAACCTTCGTGACGGTGCCCGTGATCCCGATCGTGTTTACACCGGGAGTGAGCACAGGGAACGAACCGCTGATCTTGTCGTTCATGGACGTGTAGTCGCCCCAGTCACCATATTCAAGCCTATATGCGTTCATGGAATCGCAGTCGATGGTGATGTGGTCAGTCAGGTCTGCGCTCATGGTGTTTCCACCGCTTGCGATCGTGACCGTGCCGCTCCCCTCGATATAGATTAGAGGCTTGGACGTGTACCTTGTCGGGTTTAAGATCTCGTCACTGTTCGAGACCTCGATCGGGAACGCACCGCTCTTATAGAACCTTTCAGCCCTGCATGTGAAGTTGATGGTCGCGTCTCCGTACTGAGTCATGTGGTTTGTGAAACTGTCTCCGCCCGAGTAGTAAGCCAGACGGAAAAATTCAGGCTCGAAGTTGTCTTCAAGCCTGACATAACCCTTCTGTGAGTTGAGAACGGCTTCAAATGCCGTGACCTTGTCAACGAGAGTGTCAAGATCAGCAGCCGCCCACACGTTATAAGAACGGAGAACGTCTTCCCAGGCATCTTCCTGAAAGATGATCGCACCGTTCTTTCCGGGCACGTTGAACACTGTCTGCTTGCGCACCGGTCTTTCATAAGCAGGAGCCTCGCTGACTACCATGCCATAGTCAGCAGAGGACTCTCCGCCATATACTATCAAGCCCTGCTTGTTAGTACCTCGGTTAAATAAATTAGGCATATACCATACTCCTCCTTGTGGTCATCTCTTGGAGCTTGATGGCGATAACGTCTGCCAGCTCATTCACGCTCTGGCCTTCAGCACCATACACGTTGATCGTGACGTTGCCACCGTTATATGTGTTGCCTGCATCAAGTCCGCTCGGGATCCCCGTTGCAGTGATGGTCGCGGACATATTACCCGCAAAGTCATTCACTGCCGCCTGCATCTCGGGAGCTGCATCCTTGAGTCCCTTCGCCATCAAATCGACCATGTCGGGCATCCACGTGTCCGCATCTGCAAGAGGTCCTGCGTCCGGAACCGAGAAGTGTAAGAACTTTTTAATGCAATTCTTTGCAAGGTCCTTGACCGCGTTGCCCAGGGCCGCCGCTTTCTGCTTAATACCGTTAATGAAGCCCTTAATCATGTCAGCGCCCCAAGTGACTGCTGACTTGCCCCATCCGAGGATCGTGTCCTTCGCGGTCTGGAACGCGCTTGTGAGCTTCCCAGGCAGCGATGCGAACCATGTCTTTATTCCGCTCCATACAGATGCGAGCCACGGTCCTATCTTGGTAATAAGGGCAGATGCAGCCTGCTTCAACAGGTTGAACGCATTGACCGTAGTCTTGACGATGACTCCACCGATCTCAGGCAGGGCCTTTACAAGCGCTACGATCACGGCCCCGACTATGTAAAGAACCGATTTGAGGATCATGGCTACGTTGGCAGGTTTTGTGAGCGCATCTGCGATCTGACCGATGATGTTTACGATGGCCGGCAGGAGCACCTCAAGACTCGATGCGAGACTTTCTGCAATTACGCTGACGAGCTGTAAAATGCCCGACACAAACGTGGCCGTGTTCTCTCCACTGGCTAACCACAACACGAGCTCCTGTGCCATGCTGATCAAAGCCTGAATCAAAACAGGCAATGCGGTCATGAGCGCAGATCCGACACCCTTGAGTCCCTCTGTGATGACCGGAGTGAGCTGAGGGATGAGCGAAACCAGCGTTAACAGCGCGGTCTGCAAAAATCCGAAAATTGAGCTCACCAGAGACGAAATCATCGGTGCAAAACCCTGTAATAGTCCATTTATTAGTACACTTGCGACCTGCGCAAACTGTGGCGCGAGCGTGGTGATACTCGCGACCACGGACTGAAGACCGCTCTTGATCTCGGATACACCACCCTTGCCGCTGAAGACCTTTGACAGGCCCTGCATGACCGATGACATTCCGGGAAGAAACTGTCCCATCAGGTTATTCTTGATGCCTGTCAGGGATGTCTGCATGTTCTGCATTGAGTCCTGATAATCTGCAGCCGCCTTGACCGCTTCATCGGACATAACTCCGCCGAGATCGTGAACCTGCTGACGCAGACCTTCCGTCTCCTCGGAGGACATATTGAAAAGAGCACCGAGCTCTGTGGCACCCTTGCCGAGCACCTTTGATGCCAGAGCCGTTCTCGTAGTTTCGTCTTTAACATTTTGGAGAGCCGAGATGGTCTTATTGAAGAGCTCTTCCTGACTCATGTTGGCAATATCCTGCTGTGAGATGCCGAGCTTCTGGAACGCATCGGATCCATTCACTGCAGCATTAGCAAGAGTCTTCATTGAGCCCTTGAGCGAGTCAATGGACGCGCCTGCGTGCTTCATTATGAAGTCCCATTCCTGATAGCCTTTTGCGGAAATACCCATCTTCTGGCTCATTTTGTCGATGTTGTCACCATACGATGCAACATCGTTGGCCGCATTGATGAAAGCCTTTCCTGTTGCTACAACACTGGCAGTGGCCGCCGCCATAGCAGCGCCGATGACGGCCGTGGTGGTCTTGAGCCCTTTTGCCAGGCTCTCGCCAAGATTTTTACCGCCTTTTTCTCCGGCCTGCTTCGCTGCGGGCTCGACCGCCGCACCCATCTCGGTTGCTATGGTCTTCTGTGAGCCTTCCAGTGACGGAACGATGGTGACATAGGCTTTTGCGACCTCTATGTGTTTACCGTCTGCCATTTCGTTTCTCCTTGAACCATTTCTCAAGATCAGACTTGGGCATCGCGCCCTTTCCGATCTTTCTGTTATCTTTATCCCTTCCCGGTCTCGGGTAGGGTTTTATCGACTTCTTCTTGTGACTCAGCATTATTGCGATGACCTGAAGCAGGTCATAAATGTCTGCAAGGATCTGATTCGTGGTGAGTGTGTTCTCCCATCCGGTTGACTTTCCGAGATCTCTTGCAGTGGCGGAACCCGAGTCAAGGTTCCTTATAAACGAATTAAGGGCGCTCCACGAAAGAGCGCCCCCAACATCGTCCAAAGTGTAACTGGTCTTTGTCAGAAGGTCGAAGTTTAATGCCTCGGCATGTTCATCAATGAACTGCGCGAGGCTTATGATTCCCCCAATTCTTGTCCGCTTTCGTTCGTGCTGGCACCAGACCAGGCAGATGCAAGCTGATTCAAAGCCGAAACAGGAAGATCTTCGATGACGTCTTCTGGAATATATTCTTTGAGGAAATCAACGAAAGCGCTGAGCTGTTCCATCGCATCTTCCTTGCTTACGAGCCCGATCAGTTTCTTTACCTTCTTGTAAGGCAGAGACGTTGCGAGCGGAAGTTTGTAGGATTTGTCCCCGATATTGACCACGAGGACCTCGGTCTTCTGATTTAAATTGATGTTCTTAGGCATGGTTAGAACTCCTTTCAATTACAATGTCTGTCCGTCATCCTTTGTGATGGTCCATGAAGCTGCTTCAATGGTAGCCTCCCAGACGATAGCCTCTGTCGGTGCGAACGCAACATCACTGACTTCAGTGATCATACCGTTCGATGTACCTACGAGGATTCCGTCTTCGCCATCCTTCATGAGGAAGAGGAACGCTGCAGGCTCAGCAGAAACGCCGGGCTCAACCGTAACAGATACGAGCTTGCCGTGTGATGAGTCTGCAGGAGTGGCAGTAACGTTGCCAGAACCGAAGATAGCCTTGAGAGTGTCCTCTGTTGTCTCCATAATGGGAGCCGTTACAGTGCCGCCCTCTTCTGAAGAAGCGAGTCTGACTGTCTCTTTAGCCCAGTTGCGGAGAGGCTCAGAGTCCTTTCCTGTTGCCCAGGTAATACCATCAGCGGTGATGTCTCCAACCTTTGTCCAGTCAGCAGCGAGCGTGTCAAACGGACTTGCCGGAAGCGCTGTGCCTGCGGGAGCTGTGAAGAACATGCCCGTTGAAGGCATACCGATACCAAGATTAACCTTGTTGCTTGCCATAAGCATTTACTCCTTTAAGTGATATTGAACGATTCTCTGTGTGCTGTGACCTGACAGGTCAAGGTACAGAGTTTTAAGTCAGGACGCACCGGATCGTTCCCCCAACGCGCCAGACTGTTGATCGAAACATTACGAAGAGCGCCGAACTGGTTGCAAGCCTGCGCTTCAAGAAGGCCCTGAGCCGTACTGATCAGCGAAAAGGCTTCCGCATCGGTCTTGGCTCTGGCATCGAGCACCACCGTGAACGTGTCAATGGTGTTTTCGGAAGAGCCGCCCGTTGCCGTGACCAAGATGCACGGTGTGGTGAAGTTATCCGGAAGCGGTCTGACATAGACCGTCAGATAGTCCTTCATAGCCAGTCGGATCTGATCTTCGATGTCCACTGGTCTCAAAATGTTCATGAAAGTGCCCTCGTCATTATCTTGTCTTCTGTTTCCGCGGCTACGGCATAAGGATCTGACGTTGATACAAAGCCGACATAACGGCCCCGATATTGTGAAGCGGTCGCTTGTTTAATTTCTGTATTGAACGCAGCGTCAGCATCCACTCCGTTAGGACTTACCGCCGCATAGTTGGCCACGCAGTTCTGTTTGATGTTCTCCGTGACTTCCTGCACGACAGTCTGAGTGCCTTCCGTTTGAAGGATGTCTCTGAAACCGTCACTAATAAACTGTATCTTCGCGATTCCTTTAGCCATGATAGCGCCTCAAAGTAACCTGAATATGGTCAAGCCTGCCTGTTGCGGAAGGCTGAACTCTCACTTCACCGGCGATCTCGAAGGTTTTTCCATTGAACTCAATGTGGTCCCCTGCTTCGATGTCTGCGTCAGGTGGAGCGAAGAGCGTATAAAGATCAGATATGCCAAGAACGCGCCCGTCCTCGCTCAGCGAGGTTGATGCGGGCTGAACGGAGCACCCTTCAATGTATGCTTTGTCCACCTTATCCTCAGACCAGTCGAAAATAACAGAACCTCTTTCCTCGGTCGTGCCGGGCCTGATGCGAAGAACTCGCTGATTACAGAACGATGGAAGCATTAGTATGTCCTCCCCGGTCTGGTTCTCATGTCGATCGCGCCAAGAAGCTGCTTTCTCAAACCGAGCGCCTTCTCATCGGAAGGCCAGAGCTTGATCGCTCCGCTGGAATTAGGAAGTGAGTAGGACTGGTTAACGGATCCCGCACCCTCGCTGAAAGAGGTTGTAGGAAGCATCGTTCCAGGAGTGTTGAGTTCCCTCATGACCACGTCACAAGTCACAGACTTGGCAACGTTGGCATAATCGGGATCATCAGCGACCATCTGGTCGATGTCTTTTCCAACACTCTTTCCCTTCACCCTGATGAGCGAACTCACGATCGGGATCAGGTAGTTTGCCCTGTTCACTTCTTCTGAAGTAAGTGTCCTTTTGAGGTTCATGATGTCTTGAACTGTTGCATAATCTGACATTTTTATACCCTCATTTTGTCTTCTTCGTTGTGGTCTTTCTCGTCTTCTTGACGGGCTTGACCTCTTCCGCTTCGGGAGCGGGAGAAACGGAAGGCTCCTTTGCAGGAGCCTTACCGTCTATTCTTTCCCAGTTGCCGCCCGATATTTCGGACTTTACGTCAATGACCGCGCCCGTCTTAACGTTGCGATACCTCATCAGCCCTCGATACGAGCAAATGCAGCACCATCAAGGATAGCCCAGCCGATCCATGCCTCTGCACGGAGGTAAACCTGGTTGTAACCCTTGAGGTCGTTGCCAGAGTTGTCAGGATCACCGTACTCGATAACCTCGAAGTTAATGGTGTCTGCATAACCCCACTTGAAAGCGTTCTGGAAGTCGCCGATGTAGCCGTGCTCAGTAGCAACAGTAGATACTGTGCTGTTTACATCAACGGGTACGCCGTTGATAGCAGCAGGAGAAGCTCCCCATCCGAGTTCGGGATACTTGAGAGCGCCGTTGCCTGTCTGAACCTTTGCCATGAGAGCGCCAAAGCTCTTGCTCATAGCAAAACCGTTGAAGTCATAGTCACCGATAGCTGCGATAGCATCAGAAACGTTTCCGTCAACGTCAGAAGCGTCGTATGTGATAGCTGTGACGTCTGTGTTGGTGTCGAAAGAGTTGGTGCCGATCAGAGCTGTGGCAGCAGCGCCTGTCTTAGGGTTGGTGCCGTGCATAACCATGATGTCGAGACCACGAGCGATCTTGCCAGCGAAGCCTTCCTTGAAAGCGTTAATGTAGTCGAGCTGCTTCTCTTCGGAGCAACGGAGGAACTCGTCAGAAACTCTCTGACCGTACTCGAT